AAAAAAACGTTTTGGTTTATGCAATTACACGGGAGTGGAAATCAACACTGATGCCGCTGAGGCTGGGCGAAAGATGAACCCTGATGCACAGATCCTGTGTGGCGATATAATTGACCTAAGCCAGGGCAAACTTCAGGGCGAGGAGTTTGAGCCCTTCTATTTAAGCCCACTCGCGAAGGCTCAACGCGAATCTGACATGATACCCATAGAGAGCTTCTTAGGCGCAGTGGGTCAGATTGAATCAGTTGTCCCGGGTGCGATTGATTGGATCAACCCGGATAGAACCGTATCAACAATCCGCAAGATAAAAGGCGTTCCCCCTGAGATTATGAACTCGCCTGCCGAGGTCGAAGAAATCAGGGCGGCGAGGATTGCCGCGCAAGAACAAGCCCAACAGTTAGCGGCTGCTCAAGGCGCAGCTGATACGATCCAAAAAGGCGCAAAAGCAAATAAGGATCTGGCCGATGCTGAGAGAGTGGCGGCGTAATGTTGGCGCATTTCTATGTCGAATTGGTTTGCATAAATGGGAGATCCTTCGCACTTATGCACTCACAGCCGACCTTATCTGCGGAAGGCAAGGCTGTTACGCAAGAGCAATGCTAACGCCTGAAGGAAAGGTCATAATCAAAGATGTTGATTAAAGTTAAAAAGTATCAAGTGATGACACTCCCGGGACTGATGCGGCTTGTTCTTCGCAAAGTCTATGAGCCGTGGAGTTTAAGCTCAGATGACATTGACAAGCTCGAATACAATGTCGTTCAGTGGTCGAAGAAGGCTGTCAAGACTCCGTGGGAAGAAGAAACAATCATGGGTATTAGCTGGATGCTCGTAAAAGATGAAGAAGGTCGTTTTGATAAGCGCAAGAAACAATTTAAGGATCTTGGTATCGACTGGCGTAAATTTCACCGACTACCGGAAGCTTTCACTGTCAAGGATTTGTTGCACGGAAAAGAACTAATGGACAAAGATGGCTCAAAATTTGAATGACGTCTTAGAACAATTAGACGCTGAACAAATCCATTTGATTTACAAAGCGGTCTTCGAGGAATCAGACAACGGCAGACTTGTCCTGCAAGACTTGAAGAATCGTGGCTATTGCTATTCAACAACCCAAGTGGGTGATAATCCGTATGAGACAGCATGCAACGAGGGCAGCCGACGCATCTTGCTCCACATACAGACTATGCTCACAAAACCCGAACAAACACTCCAAGAGGAGGATGACCTGTAATGGAAACATGGATCGAGGCGCTGCCAGAGGAAGTACAAGAATCAGTCGGAGAGTTTAAAGAGGATGAGGCGGTCACGAAGTATAAGACCCTGCCGGACTTCATCAAAGGATTTAAGGAAGTCTCAGAGCTTGCCGGGAAAAAAGGCGTGATTGTGCCTACCGATAAATCAAGCCCGGAGGAAGTCAGCAACTTCTACAAAGCACTGGGACGGCCGGACACACCGGAAGCCTATAAGCTCAGTGAAGTCAAAGAGCTTCATTCAGATATCAAAGTCAGCGATCAAGGCAAGGCTGATTATTTCAAAGTCGCTCATGCTGCCGGACTCACAGGCAAGCAGGCTGATACGCTCAATAGTTGGTATTTAACAACCATGTCCAATGCCATGAAGTCTGCGGAAGCGGCGGTCAAAGCACAGAACGATCAAGCAGCCACGGCTTTGCGCCAAGAGTGGGGCGAGAAGTACGATGAGAATTTGGCTAAGACAAATTCTCTTATCAAGCGCGTCGGTGGCGATGATGCTATTAATGCCTTCGGTGAGCTTGGATCAAACCCACAAGTCCTTAAAGTGCTTGGCAAGATTGCAGGTGCGATTTCAGAGGACGGAATCAATCAACTTTTAGGAGGGAGTGGCGGCATGTCATCTGAACAAGCAGAAGAGAAAATCGCAGCGATCAAGGCAGACCAAAAGCATCCTTATTGGGATGAGAACCACGCCGATCACAAGAAGTGGGTCGGGCCCGAGGGTGAAATGGCAAAGCTATACAAAGCCGCTGATGCCGAGAAAAAAGAAGGAGCTGCGACCTAATGCCTCCTGAGAAGAAACTCATTCATGCAAAGTCGGGCTTAACGCCGATGGAAATGGCAACGATAAGGCTTAAGTGTTTAGAGCCGTTTATTTTGTCGGCCTCACGTCACGGACTTGAGAAAAGACAAGTCTTTGATTTGGCCCGAGCCGCGTATGATTATGTATTGGAAATATTACCAAATGGGATACCCGCCAAGTCCCCCAACGGACACCCGGATACGGCAGCAGCAAAGACCCCCGGCCCCGAGGCTATGACCCACGGCCCCGAAGGTGCAGTTAAGAAGTAAAGCAGGCCCGTAACTGGACACCCTGTTTGTGACGAGTAGTTAATCAGGAACCCAAAGCGTTACAAATAAGGAGAAGTAAAATGGCGACTCCGGATACCGCATTTGTACGCCAGTATCAAGAGACGATTCAAATTCTGGCGCAACAAATGGACAACCGATTTCGTGCCGCTGTCATGGTAGACACGAATTGGACTGGCGAAAAGAAGTTCTATGACCAGTACGCATCAGACACCATGACGGAGATTTCTTCACGTTACCAAGACACCCCTGTGCAGCTTCCTGACCACAGACGGCGTATGGTCACGGCGAAGTATTATGTTTCAAACACACTTGAAGATCCTGTCGATGCTCTTCAAATGTTAGTTGATCCCAAGTCGACCTACATGCAAGCAAAGCAGTCAGCCGCAAATCGCCAGATGGATGATATTGTCGTCACGGCATTAAACGCAACTGCTTTGACAGGTAAGGACGGAACCACGAATCAAACGCTGGGATCTGCACAACAGATCGCAGCAGGTGGTGTCGGAATTACCAAAGGCAAACTCATCGAAGCCAAAAAGAAGCTTGATGCGGCCGAGGTCGAGAAGGAAGACCGCTACTATGCGCACAGCGCAGAGCAGATGGAAGACCTTTTGGACACGACCGAAGTGACCAGTTCTGATTTCAATGTCGTCAAGGCATTGGTTCAAGGTGAGCTGAACACTTGGCTTGGCTTTAACTTCATCCATACCGAGCGGTTGAATGTGGATGGAGCATCCGCACGTCTGACTTTTGCGTGGCAGAAGAAAGGTGTGCAACTTGCAATCCAACGTGAGCCCGAAGGTCGTGTCACTGAGCGCCCTGACAAGAACTACGCTTGGCAGGTGTATCTGCGCTTGGCAATGGGTGCGACGAGGTTGGAAGAGGTCAGAGTCGTGGAAATCGCGTGCGTTGAGTAGATGAGCGTTGTTAATTAAGGAGATAAAAAAATGGCAGCTGTAAATGTAAGAGGTCGAATCAACACGCTCGTCAACACTGGTGGACAGTCAACGATCCTTCAGGGATTCATTGACGGGCGCGTGAAGAGCATGGTGGATGATTACACCGCCGATGCGACGGAGGATGCCGGGAGTACGATCAAGGTCGGTGGGACGTTACCCACAGGTGCTAAGATCGTCGGTGTCCAGATTTCCAACACCGCGCAGGCAGCAAGTGTGACGCTGGCTGTAGGTGACTCCGATGACCCAGATCGTTACATCACCGCGTATGCGGCAGATTCGGTCAGGTTCAATAACGACCTGAATGATACTGGTAACGGTTACGTTGTTGGAACCAACTCAGGTGATAATCAGGTTCTTATCACCACGGCTGGCGCAACCCTGACGGCATCTGACGTCATCAAAGTCGTCATTTTCTACGTCATGGATTAAACGGTTTTGGGGAGGGGGATAAAACCCTCTCCCCTTACACCGTATAAGGAGAATTGAAAATGAAAAAGCTATTGGCATTGGTTCTTGTTTCAATGCTTATCTCGTCGCCTTCTCTTGCCTATGTCGGTGTTGAGGCAGACGGCGTTAGAAAGGGCATTGCTACAAATATTAATTTTGTGGGCGGGCCGACTATTACAGGCGGCTCAACCAAAGCTGTTAGTTATGCAGCACCAGCGATTACAGGTGGAACCATTGACGGTGCAGTTATTGGTGGGACGACTCCGGCAGCGGGGACGTTTACCAATTTGACTGTCAATGGTAATACCACTATTGGTGATGCGGCTGCTGATACATTATTGGTCAACGCAAATACAATCAGCTTCGAGGGTGCGACGGCTGACGCATTTGAGGCAATTTTCGCTTTCACTGATCCTACCGCAGACAATACGTTTACTTTTGCTGACGGTGGTGGAACTGTGATGGTATCTTCTCTTGCCACGAATGCAACGGACGCGGCAAACTCGGTGACAGGCGCATCTAACGCAATTGTCTTTGAGGGCGCAACCGCAGATGCTTTTGAACTTACTTTAGCTCCTGCGGATGCAACAGCGGATGCGACGATCACTTTGCCGGATGGCCCGGGAACTGTGATGCTATCGTCGCTTGCTACCAACGCTGTTGATGCGGCCAATTCTATTACAGGTGCATCGAACAACCTTGTATTTGAAGGGGCAACGGCTGATGGGTTTGAAACCTTAATCACGCCGACGGATGCAACTGCCGATAGAACCTTGACGCTACCTGATGCCGGGGGCACAGTGATGTTGTCATCGCTTGCCACCAATGGTGCTGATGCAGCTAATGCCGTGACGGGCGCTTCAAATGCTTTAGTGTTTGAGGGAGCCACAGCTGATGGGTTTGAGACAAGCCTAGTTTCCACAGACGTCGGAGCGGATGCAACGATTACGCTCCCGGCGCAAACAGGAACGGTTCATGTCGGGGCTGCTGCAACAGCCTTAACAGCAGATACAACGGCCACGATTACTGTAACTGCCGGAAATCAGCTGTTTACTTACACAATCGACACTGATAACGAGGATTGTACTCTTACTTTTTCCGCTGGCGGTGCTGCGGGCGACGAAGTAACGATCATCTTTATTACTGATTCCGGCGGTTCAGCGGATGAAGTGATGACGTTTGATAGTACGCTTGCTGATTCAGAGGGTACATTGACTCTTGCGAATGCTACAGCACAACGGTACGTCATTCGATTTATCAGCGATGGGACAATCTGGAACGAAGTTTCGAGAACAGCCATCTTAGCCTAATTAATTACTCGTCGTCTCAAGGTCTTCATGGCCTTGAGGCGGCAGAGTAATACTAAAAGGAGGGTTAAAATGGCTTCCAAAGTCCAGATTGCAAACCGTGCTTTAAGGAAAGTTGGCGGCAAACGCATTACGTCTTTGTCCGAGAACTCAGAAGAAGCTCGCGTCGTCAATGATATGTATGACGATACTTTAAAGCTTGTTTTGGCTGAAGGTCTTTGGACGTTTGCGCAGAAACGAGCTACGCTTGCCACCGTCACCGGAACTCCGCTTGAAATCAATGATGACGTGTCCGTCATTTATTCGAAGCCTTCTGACTTTATCAGGCTTAACTTCGTCAATGATCCGACAGCAATTATCAAGGTCGAAGGCGAGTATATTCTGTCGGATACCGCAAGCATCAATATCCTTTACACGTTCTTCAACGAGAACACCGAGCAATACCTTCCAAACTTCGTAGATGCTTTCTCCACAAAGCTTGCGTCTGATATCTGTTTTGATATCACAGAGTCGGTCAGAAAATCAGAAGCTTTAATAAAGCAGTACGAAGAAATTGATTTGCCGAAGGCATTGGCATCCGATGCGCAGCAAGGAACACCGATTGCGCCTCAACAGAACCAATGGGAAGCGGCGAGAATCTCAGGCGGGAATATATTTGTCGGTGTTCAACCCAATGACGAGACGTGGCATCCTGTTTGGTGACGAATGGCAAGAACCACCGGAGCCCAAACGAATTTCACAAACGGAGAAGTCTCGCCTCGTTCACTCGGACGATTTGATCTTGCCAAATATCCGAACTCCGTAAAGACTCTTGAGAACTGGCTTATTTATCAGTTGGGCGGAGCTTTGTATCGTCCCGGCACACAGTTTACTGCTGAGACAAAAAACTCATCCGGGAAGGCTCGCGTTATAGAATTTGAGTTCTCAACCGAGCAGACCTATATCATTGAAGTGGGTGACTGCTACATGCGCTTTTATACCAACTCCGCACAGCTTCAGTCCGGAGGCTCGCCTGTTGAAATCACAACGCCATATCTGTCATCAGAGATATTTGATGTTCACTTCTCCCAAAAAGACGACACCATGTATTTGACTCACAACAATCATCATCCAAGAAAACTCACTCGCACTTCTGCGACAACATTCACATTGGTTGAAGTTCCCTTTGTTCGCGGGCCTTTTATTGATACCAACATCACCGCGACAACAATTACGCCTTCTGCTGATACCGGGGCGGCAATTACGCTTACAGCCTCAACTGCGATATTTGAGCTTGGTCATATCGGATCTTATTGGAAAATTAAAGATGGAGTGGTTAAAGTTACTGGGTTTACCTCAGATACCGTTGTCACAGGAGACGTCCAAGCAGAGCCGGACGGAACAGCAGGCGATTTAAATACCGGACCCGGTGCAGTCACCGATTGGGCGGAAGGCGCCTTTAGTGACGTGAGAGGTTATCCGGCGACAAACACTTTCCATCAACAGCGGATTTATTACGCATCCACATTGTCTGATCCTCAATTCTTTTGGGGATCTGTCACAGCGGCTTTTGATAATTTTGATTCAGAAACAGGGGATGACACCGCCGCTCCGAAATTTGATATCGTCTCACGCAAGAACAACCGCATCCGCTGGCTTGACTCAGGGCCAGACACGCTACAACTAGGAACTGCGGGCGGCACCTTTGGGGCGACTTCCGGCGTTGATGAGACACCGATATCCGGGTCTAACGTCAGCGTGAAAAAGGACACCAATTACGGAGCTGCGAACATTCAGCCTGAGCGTATCTCAAATGCTGGCTATTACTTGCAACGTAACAAGTTTCAGTTAAGAGAACTTAAATTCAGCTTTTTGTCTGACAATCAAGAATCTGATGATATGAACCTTTTAGCCGATCATATTTTACGGGACGGGCAGGGAGCGGTCGATATGGCCTATCAACAATCCCCAAATGATCGGATCTGGATATGCCGGGCCGATGGCCAAATAGCTGTCCTTACCCGGAATGATGCGCAGGAAGTTACCGGATGGTCGCGCGTTGTGGCCGGGCGGGATGCTGTCGGTGCCGGAAAATTCGAGTCAGTTGCAATCATCACGCAAGATGGGGCAGACGATCAAATATGGGTAGTCGTGCGCAGGGTGATAAATGGCCAGATAAAGCGCTATGTGGAGTATTTCACCGCAGAGAACTTCACCGACCAATGGGATGCTGTCAGGCTTGATTCCTCCTTGACGCACGACTCACCCTTTACAATCAACAATGCCACTAAAGCCGATCCGGTTGTTATCTCAACCACAGCAGCTCATGGCTTCTCAAACGGTGATTTTGTCAAGATAGACGGCATTGAGGGCATGACACAGATTAACGGCTGCATCTTTAAGGTGGCCAATGTCACAGCAACGACGTTTGAACTGAGTGACGAGGATGATGCGGATATCGACGGAACTGCATACAGCACCTATATATCAGGCGGTGAAGTTAGAAAGATGGTCACAGCTTTAACGGGCTTAGATCATTTGGAAGGTGAGGTTGTCTCAGTTCAAACTGATGGCGGTCTGCCTTCCGAAACTCAAACCTACACCGTATCAGGTGGAGCGATTACATTGGATGACTCAGCTGCCGTTGCGCATGTGGGGCTTCCTTACACCGGAATTATTCGTCTCTTGAAACAATCCAATGGCTCAATCGAAGTAGCGCAAACAAAGAAGCGACGCAATTATCTGATGACTTTAAGGCTTTATCAAACGCTTGGTCTTAAGATCGGAAAAACTGAGGATGACCTTTTGCCTCTGGCCTTTGATCTTCCGAATAAAGAACTTGGCAAAGCACCGCCCTTATTTACAGGCGATCATGCAAAGCGCCCTCCGTCTGGATGGTCGACAGAAGATGAACTCGTTATTAAACAAGATCAGCCGCTCCCGGCCTTTGTATTGGCAGTCGTGATGCGCTCAGAAGTGGAGGAAGCAAATTGAGCTTCATACCAGCAATAGGCTTTGCAGGATTAGCTGCCGGAGCAGGAGTATTTAAAGCCGCCAATCAATTCCAGCAAGGACGTGATGAGCAAGCAGCATTCGATCAGAACGCTGAGATTGAGCGCCAGAAGGCAGATCAGGCCCGGACAAGGGGCAAGCTCAATGAGTTCAGACGTCAGAAGGATTTAAAGCGAAAGATAGGACGTCAGCGTCAAGCCTTCGCCGGGGCCGGAGTCAATATCAATACTGGCTCCCCCCTAGAGATTATGATTGATGATTTACAGAACGGCATCCTTGAGATTGAGATTGGCAAATTCAATGATGAGATTGATGCAAGAGGATTTGAGTCAGCCGCAGAGCAGGAGCAGTTTAAGGGACGGGTTGCCCGTAGGACACGCAGTACGCAGGCTGTGGGCTCACTTTTACAAACAGCTGGGACACTCGGAAAAAGTTTGATAGGAGGTTAAAAATGACGAAACCAAATGAAAGTGATGCTTCAATAGCTCCGGCAACCAACGCAGCGAGCATTACAGTGGCTACCGCTGACAGACCGCGCTGCCGTGGGGTGTATTGCGGTGTCAGTGCTGATTATGAATTTGCAGTCGACGCTTCAACGTGGGTCGTATTTAAAGCGCTCCCCGTAGGGTTTCACCCGCTGTCAGTTGTTGGCGCTCGTCACGATTCCGGCGACACTGCACCTGATGCAGGTGATATTGTTTTCTTATACTGACATGAATATTTCAATTTCAATATCAATTAATTAAGGAATGACATGGCCAGAATCCCACGAATAGAGCCCGGCGAAAGACAACTGACAACAGAGGCGGCAACGCGCAAAACAGACGTGCAAGCAGCGGGCGCTGAAGCCGGGGCTCTTGCTACGCTCGGTGGAGTTGCAGAAGATGTGGCAAATCAGCTCACGCAAGCTCAGGACTTGGCAGAAAGAACCCGGGCAGAGAACCAACGCCAGCAACGTGTAAATGATCTTGAATCGCAAGCTCAGACTGATACAGATTTCTCAGAAGAGCGTCGGCAATTCTACGTCTCTGAAATGGAGAAGGCGCGCACTGAATCATCAAAAGAAATTTCACTTCCCGGCTCAAAGGCGCGATATCAAAACGAGAGCAAGACCAAGAATCAAATCTCTCAGATCCGTATTGATAACGTCTTTCGTACCAAGCAAAGAGATAATGCCCGGGCTGAATACACTCGCTTCTTAGAAAACAAGCGTGATGAATATATTGAAGCCTCATCGCCTGCGATGATGGCAATGGCCGTCAAAGAACGTGATTCGTATTTGACTGAGCTTGTCAAGATAGGAGCAATAGACCGCGATCAAGCCGAAACTCAAAGACAATCCGAACACATTAAATGGCAGAAACAAAGGGCAATCAATAGGCTTAAGCAAGACCCTGATGAGGTCTTGGCTGATTTAGCTCTTGGTGAAGAAGGCCCGTATGATGCCTTAAGTCCTGAGATAAGAAAAAGCCTTGAAACATCAGCAGAGCAGCAAAAGGAAAAGAATGAGCAAGATAGACAAAAAGCACTCAAGCGTCAACAAGTATCAAATTCAAATGATCTTTATGCAAAGTACGGAGCTTCACTTCAACCGGGCGGTGAAGTCCTAACCCTTCAAGAAGTGCTTGATGCTTTTGAAGTTGATCCTGAAACCGGAGAGCGAGGGCTCACACAAACAGATTTTACACAGTTAATGAATATCGTCACAGCAGAGCCAACGAAGGTAAAGCCGACGCCGGAGCAGGCGCGTGACTTCATTGAGACAGAATCAAATTTGTTCAATTCTTTGTATGATGAAAACAGCGAATTGATTGATGATAACTTCGCAGGCGTTGAGATATATAGAAAACATCTTGCCAGCATGCACGAATCAGGAGTGATTACAGATGAGCAATATTTCACCAAGCTTGATTTCACGACGCCTGAGCATCTTGAGTTCTTAAGTGGCCCGCGCTCAAATATTTGGAAAGAGGTTAAGGACAGGGTTATTGCTCACATGAATGTTCTTGATCCTTTTCGAGGAATGAGATTATACGGTGAAATGTTATCGACTCTCATGGGTAAAGCCAAAGATACATCAGTCTCAGATGGTCAGCTTGTTGAAGCCGCAGAAAAACTAATCGCGCAAAGCATTAAGCGTGAAAATGCAAACCGATCAATCTATAAGAAGGGCGACAAGATATCACTTCCATCAGGAACGTATGAAGTCATAGGGTTCTATCCTGATGGTGAGCCGGAGGTCGCATTGTCCAGTGCCTAGATTATCTGATGTAATAACTCAGGATGAGCGCCAAGAAGATCCTACGGGCAAGCCGCAGGGCATGCGCTTAGGTGATGTGGTCAGTATGCCGCGTGAGCGAGGGGCTATGTTTGAAGACAATGTGTTTGAATTGTCCCCTGAGCGACAAGCTAATCTCAAATTGCAGGGGCCGATGGGTGCATGGGAATCATGGGAGAGACAGGACAAATCTGAAATGATCCCTTTTAACCCTGAAGGCGCTGTCAAGCAGGTCGCGCTATTGGATGCTGTCAACCGCTTAAAACAAGATCCTGAGCCTGAGACGCGCATGCAAAACTTCTTCAGGGGCGCAACCAAATTCGGCGGCCCGGTGCGCGCCGTCATTGAAGCGTTAAAAGACCCAAAATCTGCCGAAGAGCGAAGAGCCAAAGATATTGAAATGGTGAGCAATTATCTTGAGAAGCTTGAGGAAGAACGCATCAGAGGCGTCAGCTTTGGTGGTAAGGTCGTCCGGGGAGTCAGCCAGCTTCCCGGGTTCATGGTGGAGTTCTTAGCTACCGGAGGGCTGGCCGCTCTTGGCAAGAAGGCTGTAAATAAAGGACTTCAGAAAGTTGCTAAAGAAGCTGTGGATAAGGGCGTGATGAAGTTCGCCGCAAAGACAACGGGGATGGCTGGAGGCGCTGTAGCGCGCACAGCCGCCATGCCTCACCGGGTTATTGAGAACGCGGCTGATCGCCAAATCAATGCCTCACTTGAGCTTACAGAAAAAGGCATCAAAATGCTCAAAGAGGCAAACCAGCAACCGGGCGTCTCACTTCTTAAAGGAGTGGGCGATACGGTCATTGAAAACTTCTCAGAAGAGACTGGCGCGGCTCTTACGAAGGGAATTGCCTTCGGAGCGCGGTTTGTTCCCAAAGCCATCACTAATGCCATCACAAAGGCGTACAAGACACTTCATCCGGGCGATAAGGTCAGCAAGCTCTTTACTGCTGCTGGGTGGAATGGATTTATCGAAGAGCTTGGCGAGGAACGTATCGGCGGGCTCTTGAGAGCTGTAACCGGGATTGAGGATTTTGGAACGGGGCCGGACTCATCCATGCTTGATCGGATCGTGGCCTCGATCCCCAATGGTGAGGAATTTCTTGTTGAAGCCGCCGTGTTGGCATTTCCTTCAGGAGTCAAGATGGGAGCCTCACAAGCCGTATCTTTAATCCAGCGCCGCAAGCAAGAAGAAAAAATCAAGGAGCCTGTCGCCAAAAACTTAAACGATCAGGAAGTCAGGACAATCGTTGGAGAGCCAACGGGCGGCGTCAGAATCGAAGTCTCCCCTGAAGTACAGGAATTTAACGACAATGTGGATAGGTTTGTTAATGAGGATTTGAGCAAAGAAGAGCGTCAAGAAATCCAAGCCCGGCAACAAGAGCTTGAGCAAATCATCCAGCGTCAGGAAGAAGAGCGAGCGCGCGCCCAAAAAGAGGCTGAGGCTGCGGAGCCGGAAGCCAAGCCTGAGCCAGAAAAGCCTGTCACTAAAGAGCCAAAAGTCGGATTTACAACAGATGAGACATTTGAATTTGCAGATGAGACAGTCGCAGAAGGACAACCACGACAGGCACACAGGGCAATCATTGATGAAGAAACTGGCGAAGTAGTGGGCGGTATTAATATCAGCGATGAAACGCCAAGCACTGTGGCACTTGTTGAAATGATCGAAATTAAGCCGGAGGCCAGAAGAAAGGGATTTGCAAAAGCAGCGATCAGACAGTTATTTGATGATCCAAATATCCAAATTGTTCGAGGATCAGCTGTGATAGGTGGGAAGGAATTTTGGGAATCGGTCGGTGTTCGCTTTGAAGAAGGCAAGGGAGGCAAGTTTAGACTCTTCAGAGAACAATTCAATATTGCTGATAACTACACGCCGGATACAACTTTAACAGGAGAAGAACAAGCAAGACAAGAAGAAGCATTAACATATTTGTTAAAGAACTTCCGAAAGGCCGAAGAGGATTATCGTGCCCGCGTCAGGGAAGAATTTAAAACCGAGAAACTTGTCTCAGGCGATGAGGCTAAATTCATTATCCCGGGCGTCAACAAAGAGTCGCCTGAACAGTTCCGGCTTGTGCATGAGCCAGCCAGTGCCTTTGCAAAGATGTATAGAACAAAACTATTAGCAGATCAAACCACAAAACACTTACCCGGCATCGTCATGGGTGGTGGATCTGGCGCAGGTAAATCTAGCGGTCTTAAGCAATTTGGCAGACAAGTGGATCTTGATAAAGATGTTTCGGTGATTCTTGATACCAACACCAATACAATCAACGCTGCTAGGAAAAATATAAATGTGATTAGAAATACAGGGCGCTCGGTGACATTGCTTTATGTTGAGCGTGATCCGGTTGAATCATGGAAGTCTGTTATTGATCGCGGATTAGATACTGGCAGGCCAGTACCATTAAACGTCCATATAATCAATCAGGGCGCGAGAAGAGCCTTTCGAGAGGCTACCGAAGAATTTAAGAACGATACTAAAGTGGATTTCATAGTGCTGTCTAACGTGGGTCGCAAGGCGGGAGAAGAAGGAAAACTAGGTGGTATTGAATTGCTCCTAAAAGAAGAGTATACTACTAATGAGAAGCAACAAGAACTTGCGAGGCAATTAAATGACGAAATTGATCGGCGGCTCCAAGAAGGGAGCCTCACTGAAACCCAAGCAGAAACTTTCCGGGCAAAAGCCCCTATCGGGCAAGCGCCTCCGGGAGTTCTCCCTGAAGTTCGCCCGGGGGATGATAAAGGCCGTCGCAGAGGCCGAGCGCAAAGGGCTCGTCTAGTCCAAGTTGGTTCAAAAGAAGTTGTTGCTGAAAAGGCCGTCCGTGGCCTTAAGCTCACCCCACAAGAAGCAGAAGCATTCCCCGATTTAGAAGAAATCAGCGAAACATTAAGAGAGACAAACGCCCGAATTAAGGAACAAGAAACTGCTGGCAAGAAAGTCTTTCCCTCTCTTCTTAAGAAACGTCAGGCTCTCATCGAACAGCTTGGCGTCGTTAAGCTCATACCCACCACAGAACCGGGAACCAAGCGCACCATTCGCGAGCAGACCGGACAGGTCGCCCAAGAAGAGAAGGTCTACTCAGAGCAGGAAGCATTAAGAATCAGCCTCCGGCGTGAAGCGCGCACAGCCGCCAAAGCCGCAAGAGCCGCTAAGAAATCCATAGAAGAGATTTCAAAAGACATTGCCGGACGAGTGCGCAAAGCTCTGCCTCCTGAGCTGCGCGGCAAGTTCTCCAACATGATTGCTGAGGCCAAAACCCGGGAGGATATCGCTCGGGCGATTGAGCGGATCAATCAGGAAGTCGAGAAGAACCAGCGCAAGACCCTTGTAAAATCCATCAAGAAACAATTTAAGCGGATCGTTGCTGCGAAGAATATTGATATCACCTTCATCCAGAGAGCAAAGGAATTGATGCGTGACTTCGATCTTCAGAAGCGCCGCCTGACAACCCTCAAAGCTCTTAAGGCAACCCAGCAATTTATCAACGACCAGCGGCGTGAAGGAAAAGATGTTGATATCCCCATTGAAATCTTACAACGCCTTGAGCTTCTAAACGCCACACCCATTGACCAAATCAGCACAGCAACCTTGCGGGATATTGCAAGCAACCTTTCAATCATTGCTGATCTCGGAAAGGTCAAGCTTCGCACTCGCAAGGAACTCCGGCAACTCCAACATCAAAGGGATCTGGCCGATCTTGAAGCAGGTTCACAAGTCCTTGAAACCAAAGATGTTAGAAAGAAGGATCAGCTGGAAGTCGAGCTTGCGCCGGACGCCGGGGGTGTTCCGATCACAGAAAAGATTAACAATCTGATAAATCGCGCAATGAATTGGGCTCAATCCTTCGATCTTGCGATTACTCCGATGGACGCCATCTTCGATCACATGGACGGCAATCAGGATTATAACGGAGCCAATCACCGGATATTCAAGCAGACAGTCGACCGGGCAACTTCAGCATGGGTATCCATGAAGCGAGCGATTGCAGAGCCTATCAAAGAACTTGCTGACAGCATGAAGATGACCGATAAGGAATTTCATCGGATCGGATTCTTCGCTGCCAAAGTGCAAGAAGGTGGCCGGGAGAAGCTTTTACAGCTGGGGGTCTCAGAAAAATTTATTGATAGCTTCACACTCAATGAGAGGGAAATGCAGCTTTATAGCGCCATGAGAAAAGCTCTTGATGATCTGCGCGCGCCTATCGCTGAAGTCATGCGCACCGAATACAACAAAGAGCTTGGCACAGTCGTCAATTATTTCCCATTCCTGACCGACTTTAAGAAGATGAGCGATTCTGAAATCCGTGATCGTTTTGGTGAGGACACAGTTCAGCTTAAGACCGAAGTGCAAAAGGGTTTCACGATTGCCCGCTTCTTGGCTGGTAAACAAAAGATCAAACTTCATGCAATGGATATTTTCTTAAATCATATCGACAATGCCACTTACCTTGCCACTGTGGGAAAAGAGACGCCCCGGCTTGGACGCTTGGCGCGCTCAGAAGCCTATCGTGATTCTGTCGGAGGAAAGGGTCAGGAGATTACACGCAAGTGGATTGACCTTATTGCCCGCAAAGGTGGCGCTGCCGGAGAACGGATCAGCTGGCTTGATACTGCAAGGCGCAATGTAGGCTTTGCTGTGTTGGGTTATAAGCTCAGTTCCATGCTGGTTCAATTTACAGCTATTCTTGATGGTGCAGCACTCATTGGCCCGAGAGTGTTTGAAGGAGCCTACAACGTGGCGACCTCATCTGAATGGAGGAAGTTCTTACAAGATCATTCGCCTGAGCTGCGCGACCGTGGGGCTGATGATCCGGCCTTCTTGGAATTTGATGACACCGGAGGCAGCTTTGCCAAATTCAGATCAGGCGGCTTTTATGCCTTAAAGAAGTTCGATCTTGTCACCGCCGCGTCAACTCTGGCGGGGGCATATTCAAAGATTGTGGCGAAGAAAGGCAAGACGGTGGACTTTGAGAATGTCGATAAAGAAGCGATGTTTGAGGCCGAGCGGTTGCTACGCCGGACTCAATCATCGTCCTTCTTTAAGGACTCCCCGCTTGCCATCAGTGCCGGGG